AAAAAACTCTTCAGCGATGTTATTGGGCACATAGGCGAACTCATCTAGGAATATGATGTTAAAGGTACTTCCCCGAACAGCACTAGAAGATGTACTCGCCGCTACGATTTTACTTCCGTTCTCTAATTCTAGGGAACCTTTGTTCCAGTTGATTACGCCTTGTTGCATCCATTTCGGCAAGTGCTCGTAAGCGAGTTGCAATCGCCCTAATAAATCCCTTGCCGTAGAAGATTTGTTGGCTAGTATTGCAACATTCACATTATCGTTGAATAGAACGTAATGTAAGAGGTAGGATACAATGATAGTTGACTTCCCACTCTGTCTAGGTAATTTACATATCGTAAACCTATTCTCGTGAAAAGTATCTACCATCTTCCGCTGAAAGTCATACATCTCAAAAGGTATGAGACCTTTATCGATTGAGACTATCTTTAAATATTTTTCTATGAAGTATTTAGGATCCTCTAGACACTTCATCACCTCATCTACTTGACTCTTTGTAAATCGTGATTTTGTATGTGCCTTCTTTAGGTTAGGATTTCCTAAATATTGGTCTAGTTTCATTTTTTATCTTTGTTCTTTTTTATAAGTTTCTGTAATTCGGTTGTCGAACCCACGAATAATGCATTGGTCACATTCTTTGGTACCGAACCTTTTTCTTCTTTTATCTTTTTAAGTGTGCCTTGTAGGTCTAATAGATTTTGTGCTATCTCACTTTGCGTCTTGATTAATTGTCCCGCCACCTCATATGCTCTAGGGTGTTCACCCTCTTTTGCAAGACCTAGTATACCATCTATAGCAGTATTACCCTTCTCTAACATCCTGTATAACTCATTTCTGCCAGTCTCAAAATCTGTATCGACATCGACATTCTCTGGCGCAACTGGTTTAGGTGGTTCGTTTACTATCTCTAGAGGATTCTTTTGTTCTTTCTTTTCTAGAACCTCATCGGCTATATTTAATACTTCATTTAATTTATCATCAATACTACTCATTTTAAAACCTTATGTTATTTGTCGTCACCAGTCTTTTCATCATAATTTTTGCCATCATTAAAAAATTCTAGTGTCGTTGTATATGTGTAAGTGTCATCCTTATCAGCAGATGTTGGATTTGGTGTGACCGTAACCCTTTGTACCCTAGATGGATTATTATCTGCTGTGTTTGTGTATGTATCTGCCGATACAATTTTTATTATAGCACTAGAAGATATGGGACCATATAGGTATATCTTTGCCGTAAATTTTAGTGTATATATTATTCGTCTTCTATCAGTCAATGCACCAGTATAACTATCTTCGTAATCAACACTCTCTAATATGAAAGGTATATCTCTCTTTGTATCCATGTGATCTCTATCCATTATCATGGTCACGGTATAGTCTGGTTGAAAGAAAGGTAATATCTGTTCTATGATTTGTAAGCCATCGTCCGATGTCGCTGTATATACGTTCAGGTCAAAAGTGACATCGTAAGGAACAGGAGAATATTGTGTGTTAAGTTTTGTCGTATCGCCACTGGTGTTCTTTGCAACTCCTAATCTCTGATTCTTATTTAATTTACGAGTTGCGTCATAGGAATAACCAGAGATATCAAATGACATTCGAGGTAGAGTGAGTGCCACTTTTGAATCATCGCCTCTTAAATCTGCTTGTTGATCTAATCTTGCAATAAATTTTTCTTTAGGTGCATATGATAAAGGCACCCTAATTGTCTGTAAAGGATTTCCGCTAGAATCCAATCGTTTAATATTGATGTTGTTAAATATCGTACCAAATGCTATCACAGCATTTCTGATTTGTTTATGATAAAAATGTTGTCCGAACATTATTGTCCTTTATCTGCTATCTTACCTTTGTTGATACCTTCTTTGATCACATAATCTCTAGTGCCATTCGCACCGATAGTGACCTCTTTTTTAAGGTTTCTGACCATACTCATCTCTTTTTGTTCTTTTATACTTCTCTGATGGTAGTCTGTAAGTTGTCTATGTCTGTCTCTCATTAATAATCGTCAACCTCTCCAAAAGGGTTCCTTTCGCTAAAGTCTAATATATCATCACTAGTTGATGTTGTTGTCGTTCCCGCTTTTTCTTCAAATGCTTTTCCTGTGTCCACAGGTTGTTGTGTCGCCATAGTAAATGTCTCATTAACAAAGTAGTTGATAGCACCGATATCACTTTCTAATAATAATGAACCTACTTCATTCTCTAAAGTAAATTGGAAATTCATAGTGTCAGTTGATAGTGAGTCTTCAACCTTATCTATCTCAGCAATGCCGGTATCAATTCTTTCTGAGCTGTATTCAAATCTAGTACAAGATAATTTGTAAACAGGTAGAGCGCTCTGTTGATAGAAAGGCTGTTCGTGTTCTACAAATTGTATCTCAAAAAATGCTTTCGTTGTAGGGAAATAAACTAAGTCACCCTCTTGTGGTCTCTCAGCAACTAGGTCACTATTATTTTTTACTAGTGTTTCCCATCTTGATTTAGATAGAGTAAATCTGATATCATCTCTCAACTCTAGACCAAACTTCTTGATTATCTCTTGCTCGCCCATGTATCCATCTGTATTGTCAACATACATCTCTATGATGTAAGAGTCATCGAAAGATGAAGCTGGGTCCTCGCCAAATATAGTATCTTTATTAGCCAATTTTCTTGGCAAATAAAAAACATCTTGGCCATATATCTTCAGTTGTTCTATTATTAGGTCTTCGTATAGTCTCTGTTCTGAAGTTGTGCCAGTGTCAAAGTAAACATTTGTTGGCATTTATTATCCTTGCATTATGTGAGGAGGTTCCTCAAAGTTTAATCTTATTTCTTCTTCTAGTTTTTGTTGCTCTGTTATAGCAGTTGAAAATAATTCAGGTCCGTTAAGCGTCACTCCACCTAACATCGCCGTGCCGTTAAACTTAGATAGATTCTGACCCCATTGTCTTTTGATTAGGGCAGTTGCATATCTTTTTAGATACATGTCATCAAACATTCTTGTATGTTGTGTAGGATCTAATTGTCTATAACATTCTATAATTAGGTATTCATCAGCGTCAATATCTTCTTGCCAATCCATATCAATATACAATCTATTTGATAATGTATTAAATCTAATTGGTTTCTCTCCCACCAATATGTGGTCTAAGAAATCTAGATGTCTCATCGTCATCTCATAGTGTACGATACTTGTAGATGAAAAATCATATAGGTCATTTAATCTTAACTGATATCTAACATCAAACATATTTAAGTTTGCTCTGTCAGATAAAGGAAAAATATTTATCACACTTAAAACAGAATCTGGTATCACTAAGTAGTTTTGATTTTCTTCATATTTTGTTGATACTAGATTTGATCCCTCTAGGTGTATAGCGTGACCATCTTCTCCAATTAAATCACCAGGTGAGTCGCCCACTGTGCCAGTCTCTAATTCTATATTATCAGCATATGTGCCTGGTTCAAAAACAGTGAAATCATTATTTTTTCTTAATCTAACTTTATCTTCAGCAGTCACCTTATACTTCAAATACATTCTTTCAACACCATCTGTATGATACTGAGAGAAGTATTGTACTGCTTCGTCTATTCTATCTTCTATTTGATCTTCGTCAACATTTATATCAATCACAGGTTTACCTAATGATCTCAGGCAATACTCTTTAAATGTTGCTCTTGTATTTGGTCTAGCCATAAAATTTCCTTATAATACTATTTAGTTATCCTAGAGCGACTGCCTGTGCAATCGCAAATGCCTTAGACGCACCTGCACTTGCAAGTGTTGTGTTAGCGTCTATCTGCGTTTGTATATTTCCTGTCACACCATCTAAATGATTTATCTCAGCAGTAGTTGCTGTGACCCCATCCATAATATTAATCTCAGCTGCAGTAGCCGTAATACTTGTTCCACCTAGTGTTAAACTAGCCATACCCACATCATTAAGGCCTGTTATATCTTTTGAACTATCAAGAACGACTGCCTTACTAGCAGCTGCTGTTCCTGCTGTGACACCATCTAACTGTGCAATCTCACTACTAGATATTTCAGCGTCACCTATAATTAGTGTACCACCAGTTAAGAATAATTTACGCCACGGTCTTTCTGCCGAACCTAAATCAAATGCACCTGATGTTGTAGGTAATAGATCAGCAGATATTTTGTTTGTATCTAATCCACCACCGACAGTTGATAGTTGTATAGAAGCAATATTTTTAAAGTTTAAGAACTCTTGTGTTAGTTTCTCTAATGTATCGATAGATTTTAAAGACTTCATCTTGTCTTTCTCTAACTCATTAGCGACCTTCATCTCTGATATGTGATTTAATACTTTATCAACTATCTCAGGATCTGGTTCTATCTTTTTAGCAGAAGCGTTCATCAAACCTTGTAATGCTTTCGCACCTGCTTGTCCGTATTTTTCTTCTACTAATTTTTGTGCTTCTAAAATTTTCTCATCAACTATAAGTTTTGGTTTTTCTAAACCAGAGTCAACCAATAGTTGCTGTTTTCTTTCCTCTTCTAATCTCTTTTGTTTTTCTTTTTCTTCTTCTATCTTTTCTTCTATTATTTTCTTTTCAAATAATTCAGATAGAGCTTTTAATCTTATCTTTTCTCTGTCTTTCTTTTCTTCCTCAGATATTTCTTCAAAAGATTCTTCAGAGATGACCTCTGTATTTTCTAATTCTATTTCTTCTTTTGTCTTAGGTTTATTAATTAGACCGCCGAACAATTCTTCCAGAGCAGAAATCTTAGCGTCTTCTTCTTTTATCTTCTTATCTAAATCTTCTTTTTCAAACTCTACATTATTAAGAAAGGTCTTTAATCCTTTTTCAAGGTGCCATTCATTTATTTGTTTCTCAGGATCGATAGATAGTTGTTCAGGTTTCTCTAACTCACCTGCTAATCTAGCTTCTTGTAATTGTGTTATCTGTTTCTCTATATCAACATCAATCTCTATGTCACCTTCAACCTGTGCAAGTTTTACCTTTTGTTCTTTTTGAAGGCCAGGCCATTTTCCATTTTTTAAATATTCTTTAGTTGACATACTACGATCTGGTCACGCTTGGAGTAACCGTTGCTCTTCCCTCAATTCTTCTAGTTATCAGACCAGATGAATCAGTTGTTGTTAAATCCCAAACATATCTACCTTCAGCAAGAGTCGAGGTCACAGCGTCTGTCATAGTGATAGAACAAGTGCCGTCAGTGGCACTAACCTTAGCAGTAGTAAAAGAAAAAGATGTAGTGGATAAATGCGTCTTTCTTAAACTAGATGTTATGGTCTCGTTTGATAAATCTACAACTGTTCCTGTCGAATCTTTAATAGTTAATGTTTCTGTGTAATCACAATCTTGATCTATCGTGATATTTTGTATGGTTGCCATTAGTCAAATCCCGTTAATCGTTTTCTTATATTTATAATATATTTAAAACGCCCAACTTACAAATGAATATCTAGTACCCTTTGTACACTCTGTAACCTCATGAGGATACATAAAATTAGAGGGAAACATCAATATATCTCCTGTCTTTAACTTGATCTCTTTATCTCTACAATGAAACTCTGAGCCCTCATAGTCTTCATTTAGATTACCTACGAT